GCACCGAGGGCGCAAGCGGCGCTGGAAAAAGCAGCGGCGGTGCCGCGGGGCGCGCGGCCAACGCGGCCACGGAGGCCGGCAACGCGATCGCGGCAGCCGGCGAGACGGCGGCGCGGGGCTGGAATGCGGTCACCGACAGCCTGCAGGGCTATGCAGACAGTGCAATGGAGACCGGCCGCCAGATCGGCGATGCGCTGGTCAGCGCGTTTCGCGGCGCCGAGGACGCGCTTCTGACGCTGGTCACAAAGGGCAAAGTGGATTTCCGCGACCTGGCGAACTCGATCCTGGAGGATATCACTCGCATCGCGCTTCGCTCGGCGGTGCTCGGGCCTCTCGCCAATTGGCTGGGCGGCGCGCTTGGCGGGATCGGCGGCGGTCTGGGCGGTAGCTTGGGAGGCAGCCTTACCGCGGCGGTGGCGCATTCGGGCGGAGTGATCGGTGTCTCGGCGCTACCGCAGCGGCAGGTGCCGGCCATGGCCTTCGCCGGGGCGGAGCGGTTCCATGGTGGCGGTTATCCCGGTCTTCGCCCCGACGAGGTTCCCGCGATCCTGCAGCGCGGCGAGCGGGTGCTGTCGCGCCGCGAGGTCGCCGAGGGACAGCGCGGTGCCGGCGGTCGTGACGGCGGCATCACCGTCAACATGAGCATCACCACGCCCGATGCCGACAGCTTCCGCCGGTCGCAGGGCCAGATCACCGCCGAGATGAGCCGCGCCATCGCGCGGGCGCGGCGGAATCGGTAGGAGTTCCGATGACCGACTTTCACGATGTGCAGTTCCCCGCCACCATCGCCTACGGGGCCAGCGGCGGGCCGCGCTTCCTGACCGCGATCACCGCCACGCAGAGTGGCCGCGAGCAGCGCGTGGCACAATGGCAGCGATCTCGGGGCGAATGGAACGTCTCGACGGGCATCCGCTCCCGCGCCGATGTCGCCGCATTCCTCGCCTTCTTCTACGCCCGCCGCGGGCGCGCGCACGGGTTTCGGTTCAAGGACTGGACCGACTTTCGGGCGGCCGGGCAGCTGCTGGGGGTTGGCGACGGGGAGCAGACCGCGTTCCAGCTGGTCCGGGGGTACGACAGCGGTGGCGTGGTGCATGAACGGCGCATCACGCGACCGGTCAGCGGGACGGTCGTGGTGTATGTTGACGATATGCAGGTGAGCGCTGGCCTGTCCGTGGATCACGCCACCGGCCGGGTGACGTTCTCGACACCGCCGGATCCCGGCGTCGCGGTCACTGCGGATTTCGAGTTCGACGTGCCGGCGCGGTTCGACACCGATGCCGCCGATCTCACCGTGGAGACCTTCGAGATGCAGCAATGGGGCCGCATCACCGTGGTGGAGATCCGCGAATGAAGGCGGTGTCATCTGAGCTGGCCGCGCATCTCGAGGGCGATGTGCTCACACTGGCCACCTGCTGGCGGCTTGCCCGCAGTGACGGTGTGGTGTTTCGCGCGACCGATCACGATGGCGATCTGGCGGTCGAAGGTGAGATCTACCGCGCCCGGGCAGGGTATTCGCGCACCGCCGTGGCCTCCGAGGCCGGGCTGGCGGTCGGCAATGTCGATCTCGAGGGCGTGCTCGACGACGCCGGGCTCGACGCGGACGCGCTGCGTGCCGGTCTCTATGACGGCGCCGAAGTGCGGATCTTCGTGGTCAACTGGCAGGACCCGTCGCAAGGTATCCTCAGACTGCGCCGCGGCTGGCTGGGCGAGGTCATGCTGTCGAGCGAGGGGCAGTGGCGCACCGAGCTGAGGGGCATGTCCCAGGTGCTCGCACAGCGGCTGATCGAGCCCTACACGCCCGACTGCCGCGCCGATCTCGGTGATGCGCGCTGCGGCGTGGAGATCGGTGACCCGCAATGGACGCGACCGGGCCTCGTCACCGCACCGCTCGACGCGCTCTCGTTCACCGCCGTGATCGATGTGGAGGGCAAACCGAATGACTGGTTCACCGGCGGGGTCATAATTTTCACCTCGGGGCAGAACAGCGGCCGGGCCATCGAGGTGCGCGGTTCCGATCTGGCGACAGGCGATCTGGTGCTCTCCTTCCCGCCGCCCTTTCCGGTCGGAACGGGCGACGCGTTCGAGATCTATCCGGGCTGCGACAAACGGCTCTCCACCTGCATCGACCGCTTCAACAATGTGCTCAATTTCCGGGGCGATCCCTTCGTGCCGGGCACCGACAAGCTGACGGAGACGCCAAATGCCCGGTGAGCCAATGCATGATGAGCTTATGACCGGTGAGGAGCTCGTTGCCGAGGCGCGCCGCTGGATCGGGGCGCGCTGGAGGCATCAGGGCCGCGGGCCGGCCGGTGTGGACTGCATCGGGCTGCTGATCGTGGTCGCAGATGCGCTTGGCGTGCCGCATCACGATGTGACGGGCTATGACCGGCGCGCGACCGGCACCAGGCTGCTTGCGGAGTTTGCCCGCGCGCTGAATCCGGTCGCAATGCCCGATGCGCGCCCCGGCGACATCCTGGTCTTCGCCGAGACGAGCTACCCGTGCCATGCCGGCTTTCTCACCAAACGGCACGGCGTCCCGCATCTCCTGCACGCGCATGCGCTGCGGCGCTGCGTGCTCGAGGAGCCGCTGATCGAGCCATGGCTGTCGCGCCGGCGCGCGGCCTGGCGCATCCCAGAGGTGGTCTGATGGCGGTGCTGGCCATCGCCGGCGCCAGCGCGCTCGGCAGCACCGCGCTCGGGCTCGGCTGGCAGGCCGGCTGGCTGATCGGCTCGACCGTCGGCTCGCTCCTGTTCGGTCCCGACCAGCCGGATATCGAGGGCCCGCGGCTGCGCGATCTGTCGGTGACCTCCTCGGCCTGGGGCGCGCCGATACCGCTCATCTACGGCACCATGCGCGCCTCCGGCAACGTGATCTGGGCGCCCGGGATTCGCGAGGAACGCCAGACCCGCAAGGTAGGCGGCAAGGGCGGCGGCGGTCAGCGTCAGACCACCTATGGCTATTACGCCTCCTTCGCGCTCGGCCTCGCCGAGGGCTTGGCCGGCGACCTCATCCGGATCTGGGCCGATGGCAAGCTCATCCATGACGCGCGCGGCACCAACCCGGATGTGTCGATCCCCGGTCTGGAGTTCCGCTTTCACGAGGGCAGCGAGGACCAGCTGCCCGATCCGCTGATCGAGGCCACGGAAGGCCACGGCCGGACGCCGGCCTTTCGCGGGCTGGCTTATCTGGTGTTCGAGGATCTGCCGCTGGAGAACTTTGGCAACCGCATCCCCAACATCACCGCCGAGGTGACCTTCAACGCGCAGGAAGCATACCCCGCGCTCAAGAGCACCAACCTGCCGGGTGGGGCGCTCGACAGCGTGCTGACAAGCTACGGGGCCACCGACTGGCCGCGCCAGCGCCAGCTCATGCTGACCCCGGACGGTCTGCGGCTGTTCGATCTGCGCACGCTGGAGGAGCTCGCGCAGGCACAGCCCGAGGATATGATTTCCGACGCGCTGGCCGACGCATTGAACCTCTACAGGGACAATTTCAGGTTCGATCACTGCTTCATCGGCGGCGATGGGTATGCCTACACTCAGCTGGGCATCAGCAACACCAAGCCGATCGTGAAGATCGATCTCGACGCCATGGCGATCGTGGACAGCTTCGGGCGCCGCAGCAGCAGCCTGAGCAACAACGCAGGCGGGTTCGTATCACTCACGACACTGGGCTGGATGCGCGCGCTCAGCCTGACCGGGCCGATCGACGTGCTGATCGCCTCGGGGCGCTTCGGCGGCGGTCATGGCTGCGTCCGGGCCGACACCATGGAATTCCTCGCCAACCTGCCGCGCATGGGACCGGGGCCGACGAATGTCGAGAATATCGTTCAGGGACTTGTGGGCGAAGGCCTTGGCGAGGCATGGATCCTGCGCACGTCGAACACCGGCACGGCCAGCACCATTCCCATCGAGCGGCTGCGCGTGCGCCCGGGCGCGCTTCAGCCGGTCGTCGAGAATGCCGGGCACTGGCAGCTGACCCCGGCCGACATCCACCCCGAGGCGACAGGATTCACATATGAGCCGGCCGGCGCGGTGTATGATCCGGTCGATGACGCGCTGGTCTGGATCAGCGCGCTCGCGTTTCCGGACGCGATGAGTGATCTCGCCGGGCGCTATGCGGTCAAATGGCGCCCTGATGACGGGGTGATCTGGGCGACGCGGCTGTCGCTCTTCGCGTTTTCCACCAGGCGCAAGGAGAACATGGCCATCGCGAAGTCCCGCACCGAGGGCCGGCGCATGGCGTGGCATCGCGAGCCGCAGGTCAGCCAGGTCGATCTGCGCACCGGCGCGGAGATCCTGTTCACCGAAGGGTTTGCCGCGGGCAGCATCTTCGGCGGCGGCGAGGCCGCGGGGTATGATGCCCGCTCGGACACGCTCACGGGCTATGTGCAGACCGGATCGGCCGCAACCCGGCTGTTTCTCAACCGCACCGCCGGCGAAGGGGTGACACCGGGCAGCCTCATTGCGGATATCTGCGCCCGTGTCGGGCTGGGGCCGGCCGATATCGATGTGTCTGAGATCAACACGCCGATATTCCGGGGCTACGCCATCGGCCGGCAGGGCTCGGCGCGGTCGGGCATAGAGCCGGTGGCGCAGGCCTTTTCCTTTGATGCCGTCGAGTCCGACGACCGGATCCGCTTTGTGCCACGCGCGCGATCCGCAGATGAGGCGCAGCGTCTGACCGCGGACGATCTCGTCTCTGCCCGCGAGACGGGCCGCGTCGTGCAGCTTCAGCGCGTGCAGGAGACCGATCTGCCCGAGCGCGTCACCGTCACCTACCAGGACACGAGCGGCGACTACAATCAGGGCGCCCAGTCCGCCACGCGGGTGTCCCAGCCCGTCGCCACCATGGGCTCGCGCGACAAGCGCGACATCGAACTGCCCATGGCGCTCGAGGCCACCGAGGCCAAGCGCATCGCCGAGCGCCTCATGGCCTCGGCCTGGATCGAGCGCGATGGGGTCGAGTTCGCGCTGCGGCCGGGGTTTCTGCGCCTTGACCCCACCGATCTTCTGCGCGTGGAGGCCCCCGGCGGTTCCGAGATCGCGGTCCGGCTGACGCAGATCGAGATCGGCGCGGACTGGGAACTGCGCGCCAAGGGCGTGCGCCATATCGGGTCGGCCTATCTGTCGGAGGCCATCGGCGCGACCGGCACCGGGGCACGGCCCTCGGGCGTGCTGGGCGATGTGCCCTCACGGTGGGTCGTGCCACAGGTCCCGCTGCTGCGCGATCGCCATGATACCGGCGGCGTGGCCTCCAGGCAGTATCTCTTTGCCGCCCCGCGCGTCGCGGGGCCATGGACCGGCCTGTCGCTCTTTCGCTCGCGCGACGGGGCGGACTGGGACATCCCGGCGCGCATCAGCGATCCCGCGCTGATCGGCACTTTGCGCGCACCGCTCGGCCCGCCGCGGTCGGTCTGGACATGGGACGCGGCCAACGTGCTAGAAGTGCGCCTGCGCGATCCCGACGGCCAGCTCGAGACGGTCTCCGATCTGCAGCTGCTCAATGGCCGCAACGCAGCACTGGTGGTCGATGCGGATGGCGGGGCCGAGCTGATCCAGTTCCGCGATGTCACGCCTCTCGGCAATGACATCTACCGGCTCTCGACGCTGCTGCGCGGGCGGCGCGGCTCTGAGGCCCGGCTCGCGCATGCGCCCGGCGCGGTGATCGTGGTGCTGGAAGATGACGGCGCGCTCTTCACCGAGCCCCTCGGGCTGGTCGGCCAGCCGCTGCGCTATCGCGGCGTGGGCCGGGGCGAGGCATTCGACGAGGCGGACACGGTCACGCAGACCCTGCGCGGTACCGATCTCAAGCCCTACGCCCCGGCGCATGTGACGGGCGCGTGGACGGCGGCCGGCATCACCCTGTCCTGGCGGCGGCGCACCCGGATCGGCGGCGACTGGCGCGACGGCACCGGCACCGTGCCCCTCGCCGAGGCGGCGGAGGCCTATGAGGTGGATATCCTCGACAGTGCCGGGGATGTCGTGCGGGTGCTGGAAACCGCAACGCCGCAGGTGCTCTATGCCGCGGCCGATGCAGAGGCCGACTTCGGCGCGGTGCCGGGCACGCTCACCCTGCGCGTCCACCAGATCAGCGCGGCGGTCGGGCGCGGCTTTCCCGCCACGGCCATATTGAGCGCCACAGTGCAGGAGACATGAATGAGCACGCCCAATCTCGCAATCGCGCATATCCAGGCGAGCCAGGACCAGAAGGAGGTCACCGCGAACGCGGCCTTCGATGCGCTGGATCTCGCCATGACGGAATCCGGTCTTCTGGATGTCAGCGCCGGCGGCGTCATCACTGTGCCGTCCGCGCAGGCGCTCGGTCTCGTGCGGCTCGTGCTGACAGGCGCGCCCGGCGCCGGGGTCACGGTCGCTTTCCCGACCGTGAAGCGTCTTGTCATCCTGCGCAACGAGGCGGATGCCGTGGCCGTCATCACGCGTGCCGGTGGTGCCGGCGAGACGACGGTCGAGCCGGGCGATCAGCGGATCCTCTACCTCTCGGGCGGTGGTGTTCAGCCGGCCGCGCGCGAGATCTACGATTTCGGGTTCGTGTCCATGGCCACACCCGGCCCGGGCGACGTCATCGGAAAGGTGGTGATGCCGCGCGATGTGCTTCTGCCGGCGGGCCTTAAAGGCGCGGTCGGGCATGTCGATGTGCCGCCCGACGCCGCGTGGTCGGTCGATGTCACGGTCGACGGGCTCTCGATCGGCACGATCGGTGTCTCCAACAGCGGCGCCGTGACCTTCACC